TCTATGGGTATAGAACCTATTAAGTCTAACTATTTCATTAAAGATCTAGCTAAATCTAAAACTATATATAGAAACCCATTCTTAGAAGAAGAACTTGAAAAGCATGGTTTAAATACAGATAAAACCTGGAAGTCTATTTTACAAAAAGATGGTAGCGTACAACATCTAGACTTTCCCACTAAAGAAGTATTTAAATCTTTTGTTGAAATTTCTCCTAAAGAAATAGTATTACAAGCTGCACAAAGGCAGAAGTATATTGATCAATCACAGTCATTAAATTTAATGATTGATCCATCTGTATCTGCTAAGCAAATTAATCAGTTGTATTTATATGCATGGGAAGAAGGGATTAAAACATTATACTATCAGTTTAGTAAAAGTTCAGCTCAAGATTTTGCACGTAATATTTTAGAATGTTCATCCTGTGAAGGATAAGCTTTATAAAAGAGGGGTCATGTTATTTGGCCCCTTTTTATTTTCTTAATCCTTTATGATTATCAATCATATCTAAAATCTTATTAAGTTGATCAGCTTTTATTAAACCTGCCATAGAAGCGTTTTTAAGAGCACTCATCAACTGAAGTGATATAAAGGGGACCATAACTACCTCTGATAACCAAGCTGTTCCTGTAAATCCTTTTTCTACAGTAAGTGTTACAGTAAGTATAGCAACCCACACAGCTGTATTTCTAATTATTTTAAGTGCTTTATATGTTTTAAAGCCTTCTCTTTTTACACCTGCCCATATTCCAAATATGCCGTCTAACCACAATACAGATACCACAGCTAAGTATTGTTCCATATTATCCATTGATAAATTTAAGAAATATGTACACAGATATGTACAAAATGATGATAGTACCACTAATGTAATTTTAGTTTGCATTTTTTATTTTTTACTTAGAGGTTTATACTATAATATAATTATATCAATTGACTAAGACTAATATTAAACCTGCAAATTTGTCTTATTTAATATAAAAGTCTGAATTCTTAAGGTATGAATCCCATTTTTGAATAGAATATAGTATTGGGAAAACATCTTTAATGTTTTTATATACCTTTAGTTCTCCTTTTCTTTTACCTTTTTGATATACATAATTAGAGTTAGCATAAAATGCTTCTTCTTTTCCAGTTACTTTTGCCATTGTATGTATAAAACCACCAAGGAAAACCATTTCAAAAGCCTCAGACATCTCATTTACTGATCTTGATGCGGCAACAGGAGAGTTAAACATTTGTTCAACTTGTTTAAATCCTGCAAAAGAAGGCATAAATAACACAAGTTCTTTATATACTCTATCTGCTTGATATCTAGTTAAATTCTTAAATCTCTTTTCAGTATCACTATCATCATCATCTCCAGATAGTATATCATCAAATGCCAAAGAAATAAGCATAGTACTAAGCATAATACCCAAGTCACCCATAGTTCTATAAAAACCAAATAACCTGTTTTTAGCTCTTTGATCTATGTTTCCTCCCTGTCCATAATCTCTCACCCCTTCTTCTCCAATCTTTCCTCTAGTATACTCATTACCTTGTTGATTAAGATATCCTTTACCCATTGTTCTAAAGTTTATGTTACCTTGAGCAAGTTCTTTTTTAACATAACTTATAAATGAAAATGCAGATTTATATCTGCCTTCCATCCATCCTAAATTTTGATCAAAGTATTCTCTTTGATATCTTGCCTTAATTGCTGGAACTAACCATTTTTTAAATTGAAGCGCTAAAGAACCAAGTGTACTTGACTGAAGAACAATTCTATCTTCTTTAGAATAATTACCATGTATTTGTTTATTTACCTCTCTAATCTCATTTCTCATTTCATATCTAACATCATCAGTATAAGGTACTTCTTGTCCATTTTTTTTGATTAATTTATCAAAGCCATCTTTAATTTTATTCTTATTTGTTTTTGCATCATATTCAAATGCATCATAAAATGATAACTGCACACCTGTTTTGGTATTCTTAAGATAGGTATCCATAAGTATAGCCATACCTACTTTAGTTTGAGAATTATACTCAGCAGCATCCTGCATTATATAACCCCACTCAGTTGCTCTATCAAACCAACTTTTACCATCTTTCGTATCTGAACTTTGTTCACGTATATCAGACATGCTATCCATCATTCTGAACATATCTACAAATGCCTCGTACTTGCTGTTAGGTAATTTTTTATTGTAGTCAGCTTTAGCTAACCCAGGTATTATACCAAATGTTGCTACGTCAATAAAATCTTCTGCACCACCATGTGCAGTTCTATAAACTAATGATGGTATTGCTCTTTTATTATATTCCCAAGTTGCTCTTTTAAAAGCACTTTGAGAATAAAATCTACCACCTATAGATTCAATATTGTTGTTAATCCTACCAATCAAGTAATTATTAAAGTTACCAAATGGATTAAATGCTACATATGATAAAGAAGACATTTGCATAATACCACCTGCAATTTTATCCCAAGCGCCTTGTGTGATATTTTCATTGTCATAATGAATCATAGACATAAACTTCTTAGCTCTACGTACTACATTTTTTTCTTGTGTACTTGTATTTGCTTTAGTTCCTAGATTTTCAGCAACTTTATCTTTTATTTTTGCCTTTAGATTTAGTCTTAACCCAGGAGCAGGAGTATAAGTTCTTTGCTCTATTACTTTTACAAAAGCTTTTAACGTATCATCTACAGCACCCATTGTTTCATAGTTCTGCGCCATAGCACTAAACTTAAGTAAACTAGACGCCATGTCTGTACTAACTTGACCTCTACTTGGTGTTGCTCTTAACCTTACCATTTTACCATTTAGTAACGCTATTTCTTTATTATATCTCTGATCTTGAATATCATTCTTTTTATACCTTGATTTTAAAAGATCTATTTCTTTTTGAAGATCAGCAATATCATTATCTAACCTAGGTCTACCTGTATAATATACAGGTACTTGATCTATTATATAACCTTGATTATCTAATATAACATTTTTTTGAGTTGATGTTTGCTGAAACATATTCCAGACTTTACTTTCAGTCATACTAGCGTATAACTTAGTAAATATAGTACCCTTATCTTTAATTTCATTCATCAATTTATTCTGTACTAAAGGAACTCTACCAAGCATATTTGCTCTTTGACCAATAGGAATTTTATTTAATAATTCTTTTTCATACATTTTAATATACAAATTATAAAACTCTCTTTCAGCTACAGACTTTGCATCTGTACCACTCATTATAGCGTCATATTTTGGATTTTTCATGTTGCGTCCATCAAGTGTAGTTAATAATACTTCTCTAAACTCTACTTTAGGAACCATCATACCTTGACGATCTCGTATAATCTGTCCTGTTACTACACCATTAATTCTAACAGCTTTAGTATATTCTATTGGTTCATAATATCTTGCAACAAATACTGCATACTCAGCATCTGATACAGCACTTTTATTATGTACCCAGATACCCCGTTTATTACTTTCAGAACCGGGCATCCATACTTCATGTTTATTTCTAGCATCTATAAACTCTTGAGTATACTTATGATACATTCCAGATGGACGTAATGATCCATCCTCTCTTTTTTCTTCTGCTATATAGAAGTCTCCGTATGCTTGTTTATTTGCAGCTAGATTTATATTGTAATCTATATCTTCTTGACTTGCAGTTTCTAAATCAAATACATCTCTATATTGATAGGGTGTACCTTCATTATCATATAACTTACTTCTAAGTTCATTTTGTATAGCCCAGTATTGCTCACCTATTATTGTTACATACCTTCCGTTGAAAGTACCGTCAGCATCATATTCTAACATAAACTTATAAAGCTCATCAAGCTTTAATTCTGGAGATAATTTTGCAAGCTTTTGACCTGCAGCTCTAATAACTGTTTCTCTTTGACCAACAAGATCTAATAGTTTTTGATTTTGAGCTTTTCTTATTTTATCCATTACAGATAATAAAACATCTCCAGATGTTGCTATGTCATCAACTAAATACTGCGCATCACTAATATCTGCAGCTTTTTCCATTAAAAGTTCTAAGTCTTTCTCAGTAAATAAACTATTTTTACCGCCATAATCATTGCTTGATTTTAACCTGACTATTTCTTTTACATAGTCTTTCAATGCAGTACCTACTATTCCTCCTGTGTCAGTACCAGCACCACTAAGTAAATTAAGCTGTTGTTGTAATGAAAGTATTAAGTTCTTTTGAGTCTTGTTTAATCCTTTTAAATCTTTAAGTATAAACAGACCCTCAAATGTCTTCATGTACTTATCAAAATTTAAAACATAAGAAACATACTCTGGTGAATTAATATTTTTTGGATTTTCAACATAAGACCTAAAGTCTTTTACTTGTGCTAATGCATCCTGTAATACCTCAGATAACGCTATTGATATACTTTTATCATCACTAGCCATAGCTAAATTTATATAAGCTATTGTCTTAGATATTTGATCAATCTCATTTTCTTTTGTTGATTCCATATATATATTGGACTTTAACAAAGGAATCATATCTCTTTTTTGAATTAATGCTTCCTGATATTTACTTAATACACCTGCTGCAGTACTGTATTCCTCATAATTTTCTGCTGCTTTTTTATCTTCTTCAGTTGTCTCATCTTTTTGATCCTTACCATTCCATATTTTATTATATGTACCTTCTTGATCTTGTTCAAGTTTACTTTTTTGATATGAGTTTATTGCTTCTGGTACAATCGCATTTACATAAGGTATGTTTTCACCTACCGGATGAGGGTACCAACCATCAAATTCTACTGAACCATCAAATACTTGTTCTGTTCCTGTACCTGTTATACCAACCTTAAAATGTACTGTGGATGTAGCCCATTCATCATAGGATACTTCATACCCCATATTTTCAGCCATCCTTTTGTATAGGTTTACTTGTAAGTTGTGTTGTACCTCTGTAGTGAGTTCTTGAATTAATCCTTTTTTTATCAGAACACCTTTTTTATCATATTGATCCACCAACTTACTATCTTTTCCTAAAGAATAAACTTGTTCTCTGTATTGATTTCCTATACGTTTTGATTTTAGATCATTAAGTGGTTTTAGTTTGCTAAGTTCATTTTTTGAAGTTTTTAAATCCATGATACTTATCTTACCATGTTTATCTATAATAAATATGTCTGCAGTACCAGCCATCTTAGATGCTTCATCAAATAAAACAACTTGAGATAGTATAATTGAACCATTTTTTAGTTCAGGCGGTATTTTATTTTCAAGAACGTCCTGTAAAGATTCAAAAACTTTTTTAGCCCCTTCTTTAGATATATTGCTTGTTTCTAATGCAGCATATGAATCTTCAAAAGAAAGATTTGCAATAACCCCATCTAATAATGTATCAACTTCATTACCAATATCCAAATTAATTTTATGTGCAATTTGCTGATTTGGGTCCATCTTTCCCTTTATAGCAGTAGTTACTGATGTATATACCTTTTCAGAATCATTAGAATTTATGTATGTGTGATCCTCTTTATTAAGTGTTACAATAGAATCCCCTGCAGCTGCATCTTTTACTGATGCTGAGAGAGAGTCAACTATACCTGAGTTCTCAGCCAGTGCTACATTAAACAACTGCATTATAATAGGCTTCTGTGTATCATTAGCTCTTTCTAATGCATCTTTAATTTGTATTAATTTAGCTGGAGATAAACTATATCTAAGTTTACCATCCACTTTTTTCTCTAGTTTAAACTGAATACCTTCTGTATTAAGCAGTTTAGCTACATCACTAAGTGTTGTACTTGGTTTAATAGCAGATACAGGAAGATCTCTTCCAGTGATATATTGATTTAAGTTTTCTATTACACCTTTAAACCATTCAATAACCTCTTTAACTTTTGCTAAAAAGTTTTTTGTTGGTGTTGTCTCATATTCTTTTTTGAAATGTCTTGACAATGCTTGTGTTACAATTTCAATATTTATTTCAGTATCACTGAAGTTTCTTGTACTATTATTATAAGCATCTTCAATTTGCTCTGATAGTACAGGAAAGTTATTTACTGCTTCATTAAGTAGTGAATTAAACAGTTCTTCATTATCCATCTTTATTGCATCTATAAAAGGATGCAGCATTTCTTCAATAGCTATTTCATCTGTAACTCTACCTTTTATTAGATAAGCTACACCATCCAT